GTTGACATTGCCGCACTGCGCGAGGCCATTGCGATTGCGCAGGCCATTGACGAACATCGTGCGCGCAACATGCTTTTTCGGTTCTTTCCCGACAACGACGATGACCCCAAGTACCCCGCGCGGGACCGCTATCCGAAGCACATGGAGTTCTTCCGCAGGGGTCGCGACACGTTCGCACGCTTCGCGCTTGCAGGGAACGGCGTCGGGAAAACCGAAGGGATGGGCGGGTACGAAGTCGCATGGCATTTGCGCGGGGAGTACCCGGACTGGTGGGAAGGCATGCGATTCGACGGTCCGATCGACTGCTGGATCGCCGGCAAGACCCACGAATCCACGCGCGACATCATCCAGACCAAGCTGTTCGGCAAGCCGTACATGGAGCGCAGCGGCGGCGGGTTGATCCCCGCTGACTGGATCGACGTGGATTCAATCTCGCGCATGTCGAATCCCGCAGGTCGCATCGACTCGCTGCGCATCAAGCGCAAGCATGGGGGCGTGTCATTCGTCAAGCTCAAGTCCTACGACCAAGGCGTGGATGCGTTCGTCGGCACAGAACAAGACCTGATCTGGCTTGACGAGCCGCCGCCGCTGGACGTGTATGCGCAGTGCGTGGCCCGTACCCGCAACCGGCCCAAGGCTCGCATCCTCATCACGGCAACGCCGCTGGAAGGCCGCACCGAAACCGTGCGGATGTTTCTGGAGGAGGATCACCCCAGCCGAGTCGTTATCCGTGCCGGCTGGGTCGATGCGCCCCACCTGACCGACGAGGACAAGACCAAGATTCGCGCCAACCAGCCGCGATATCTGCGCAATGCGGTGGAGTTTGGCGACCCGACCCGGCAGGGTGGCGCGGTGTTTGCGGTGGACGAGAAGGACATCACGATCGAGCCGTTCTCGATCCCGCGCCACTGGCGTTGGTTCTTCTCGATGGACACCGGGTTCAAATACACCGCTGCAGGATGGTTTGCGCTGGACCTTGACTCGGACTCGCTGTATCTGGTCAGTGACTACAAGGCCGGCGGGTACGACAGCAGCACGGGCGATGCGATCGACTACACGGTGCATGCCACCCGCATCCGGTCGCGCAACAAGATACTGACCGGCATGCACGACCTGCCAGGCGTGGCCGATGCTGCGGCCATCAACCTGTCGGACGGCAAGAAGATTCTGCACCTGTACCAGTCCTGCGGCCTTGAACTGACCCTGCCCAACAAGGCGGTGATCGCCGGGCTGGCGGCGGTGACCGAACGCATGGCAAACGGCACATTCAAGGTATTCAACACCTGCTACGAATGGCTCAAGGAGTTCCGCGAATACAGCGTGGATGACCATGGGCGACCGATCAAGGTCAACGATCACTTGATGGACGCGACCCGGTACGCGGCCATGTCCGGTCCGGACATTGCCGTTTCCCGAACGGAGCGGTCGGGCGCGGCCAGCGTAAAACGGCTATCCTTCTGACATTGGCAAGGGGCTTCCCGATGAGCGTCACCACCGATGAGATGTTGCAAACAGTCGCCGCAACCGGCCTGAGTGAAGGCGGGGCGGAATTATCGCCCGACCTTCTGGCGGCCGTGCAGGCGTTTGCAGAACGGGCACGGTATCTGGAAACGCTGGGCGCGTTGCTGGAGTCCAAGAAGAACGAAGCGGCCACGTGGCGCCGGGACTATGAGGCGCGATGGGAGAAGAACCTACGCCAGTTCAATACCGGCGTGGTTCAGTCCATCCCGTGGGCCAAGGACAACAACCAGCGCGCCGACTCCGCGCAGGAGAACTACCAGCGCGCGCCCGACAACATCACCCGTTCCAAGACGCTTGCCATCGTGGCCCGCCGCCAGGACATGCTGTTCACCGGCAAGAACTACGGCCTGCGCCCAAGTCCGAACGCCACCCTGCCCGCCTTTGCCATGGCCGAGATTGATGCGATGCGGCAACAGGGCGCTTCGGCGCGATTGGTGGAGGCAAAGATCAAGTCCGAGTCCAAGCGCCGCTGCGCCAACATGGACCGTCAGATTCACGATGCACTGGAGGAATCGCGGTATCCCCGTCACGGGCGCGAGGCGGTGCGGGATTCATGCGTGATTGGGACCGGAGTGCTGGAAGGCCCGTTCCCGCAGGCGGTCATGCGGCGCATCTACGACTCGCAAACCGGCCAGACTGATTCGCAGTACGACATCGTGCAGCGCGTCGAGCGCGTGGACCCGGCGTGCTTCTTTCCGGAACCGTGCCGCCACATCGAGGAGGCGTCATACGCTTTCCGGCTGCACATCATGTCCAAGACGCAGGTTCGCACGCTGGTCAATCAGCCGGGGTTCGACCCCGATCAGGTCAATCGCCTGCTGGGGATGAAGCCGAACTTGGGCATCCTGTCCAACAACGTCACCCAATCGGGCGGCAGTGCGACGGCCAGCAACAGCAAGATTCTGGAGGGCCGCTTCCCGGTGTTCAAGTACCGTGGTCCGGTGCCGCGCGAGGCGTTGATGTACTTCGGATTCGGCATTCCCGAGGACGACAACACCACCGAGTTCATGGGCGAGGTCTGGATGAGCATGGGCGTGGTGCTCAAGGCCACGCTGGCGGCCGACGACTGGAACCCGCGCCTGCCGTTCTACGTCATCAACTACGAACGCGACCCGGATTCGTGCTTTGGGTTCGGCGTTCCAGACGTTATCGCCGCCGATCAGGACACCGCCAACCTGGCGTGGTCGGCCGCCAAACTCAACGCCATGGCCGCTGCCAAACCGATCACCGGCATGGTCAAGCAGTACCTCGTGGACGAAGAAGGCAACTACGATCTGACCCGGATTGGTCCGTGGATTCTCAAGGGCACCGACGACATCCGCAAGGCCATATCGTTTGCCACGGTGCCCAGCGTCAGCGACTCGATTCTGCGCATTTTCGAGTTGGCCAAACGCGGGGCCGACGAACATCTGCTGCTGCCGGCCGCGGCTGGCGGGGACGCGGCCATGCCCACCGCGCAAACCGCATCCGGGCTGGCGATGGTGATGAACGCGGGCAATATCGTGCAGCGCCACGCTGCAAACGAGTGGGACGATGAGGTGACCGCACCGCTGATTACCGCGATGGTCAATTACGAGATGGTTTACGGGGTAAACATGGAATGCAAGGGCGATTTCGACGTGGTTCCGATTGCCAGCACGCAGCTTCTGGTGCGGGACGTGCGTATTCAGCAGGGCATGGCGCTGCTGGAACTGGCCGAGCGCAGTCCGACGATCGGTGCGCGGCTGGATTCGGACGTGATCGCCGGCATTGTGCTGCGCGATCTGCAATTCCCGGTCGAGGACGCGATGCGGTCGGACGAGGAAGTGGCGCAGTTGCGCGAGCAGCAGGCGCAGACCCCGGACCCGGAGATGATGAAGGCGGAGGTCGCGCTGCAACGTCAGACCATCGAGAGCGAGACGCGCATGTTCGAGGCCCAGTCGGCCAACGAGCGCGAGGTGATGAAGGTCGAGGGCAATATCCGCGTGGCCGAGATCAACCGCGATGCGGACCTTGCCAAGTTGGCGCTGACCGACCAGATGCAGGCGCGTGCAATCATGAAGGACCTGCGCATTGCAGAGGGCGAACAGGCGCTCACAAAAACGATGGCCGATATTCGCGCGGCGGTCGCGGCCCGCAATCAGGACATGCGCGATTACATCGCCCGTTTGCAGATCACGGTCGGCGCCACCAAAGAAGCGGCCAAACTGGAGGATCGGCGTGAGAGCCGCCAGGTTCAGCAGCAAACCGAGTCGCCGGTCAGGATTGCGCAGTAATGACCGATCGCGTTAATCCGCTGTCCCGCGACTGGGCGACCATTTCCGACCACTGTCACCAGCGCATCCGCGACTTGTCGGCCGAATTGGTCGAACTCGGGCACGATCACACGAAATCGCTGGATGCCGCGCGCCGGCACCGTATCGACGAGTTGCGGCTGGTGCTGGCGCTCGTTTCACCCCCGTCCACCCCCCGATAATGCCCTTGAGAGGAGGGCTTTACCATGGCTGAGCAAACCCTTGCTGAACTGATCGCCGCCACAGAAGGCCGCACCGCCGACGCGCCCCCGCCAGACCCGGTAGCTGCGTTACCGCCAGAGCCTTCCCCGGCGCCGGCACCCGAAACCGTGGCACCGGAGGAACCCGCCCCAGCGCCGGTCGCCGCTGCTGTGCCGAACGTCGACGACATTGACCTGACGACCCTGCCGGACAACGTGCGCGGCCTGATCGAGCGCGACCGCGCGCGCGTGACCGAACTTGAGCAGCGCGCGCAAGAGGCTGAACGGCGTCAGCGTGCGGAGTTCAAGCGTGCCCAGCAGGCTCAGGGCAAATTGCAGCATTTGCAGCGAACGCAGCAGGGTATTGCACAAGGCAACGGTTCGGGCGTACCCTTGCCGTCGCCTGCCCCTGCATCGGCTTTTCAGCCGGCTACGGGTGGAGCGCCTGCCCTGCAATCCCCACCGGGTGCTACGGCCGGCCACGCTGCCGCAGCCACGTTCACGCAGAGCGATGACTGGAAGCGACTCCTTCGGGATTACCCGGAGCTTGAGGCGGTCGGCAACGGCTTCACGGCAATGAATGCGGAACTGCAGTCGGTTCGTGAACAGATGAAGGGTTCGGATAGCACCGATCCGCGTAGTCAGCGGTTGTCGATCGTAGAGGAACGTCTCTCCGAGTTGACTCAAGCCAACGAACGCGCCAGGTTTTCGACCTTTGAACGAGAACACCAACCGCAAGCGCATGTCCACGTCAAGATCGTGAGGGAGACTGATCCCGATACCGGCGAGCAGTACCGCAGGCACGTCGTAGAACCCCGCTCACCAGAGTTCGCGTGGTTTTATTACAGCCTCGGTGCCGATATCCGAGATGGGATCGACTGGGATGACCCCGAGGACCTGTCGGCATTGTTTACCGACATGCGCCACGCGGCCACCGAGCGAGGTCTTCTGGCGCCGTCAGCACCTGCTTTAGCCCCGACTGCCCCGGCCGCTCCGACGACGGCTGCACCTGTAGCGCCCGCCAACCGGCAGCGCATCACGGTCGCCGCAGTCCCGCGAGCACCCAATGCTGGCATGACGACCCGCGCGTCATCTTCCGCTGGAGCGATGTCCCCGCAGCAAACGCTTGCTGCACTGATCGCTCAAGAGGAAGGCAGGGTCGACAACTGACCTGATCCCAACCGTTCCAGACGGAAGGGGTCGCAAACCTACCCCTTTCCTTTCAGGAGCGATGCACCATGGCAATCAACACTTATACCGGGCTGGCAACGTCGGGCAATCCGACCAATGTCTACCAGATTCCCGAACTCCTCATGACCGCCGATGCGGTCGAGGTCATCAAGAAGTGTGGCGTCAAGCTGCTCAAGGTTCCGGCCAACCGGAACGAGAACGTCTCAGCACTTCGCGCGGTCACCCCGGACGCCAACGTCAACGAAACGCCCGAGGGCACCACGCCCGCCTCACGCGCGATTACCTACGAGCAGGTGACGACCACCTTCGAGGAGTTCGTCGAGATTTTCGAGCACACCTCGCGTCAGGAGGAGTTGGGCGAGGTCGACATTCTCAAGGCTGAGAATAGTCGCATCAAAGACCTGTACCGGCGCACCAAGGAAAAGAATGCGTGGTTCCAGTACCGCGCTGCCAACAACGTGTTGTTCAACTCGAACGCGGTCACGGCCATCACCGGCGTCAACGGCCCAATAAGCGTTGGCCGTTTGCGCCAGACATCGCGTTTCCTCCAGAACAACCGCGCCAAGTACCTGCGCACGATGACCAAGGGCAGTGCGTTCATCAACACGACCCCGGTCGAGCCTGCGTACATGCTGCTCATCCACACCGACTGCAAAGCCGATTACCGCGACCTGCCGGGTTTCGTTCTGTCGCCGCGCGTGGGTGGTGCGAAAGACGTGTTGCCGGAATGGTTCGGCAATATCGAGGACTTCATGGTCATCGCCTCGCCGGAGTTCGATCCTGAACTGGGTGCGGGTGCTGCCATCGGTGCGACTGGTATGCGCGGCACGACCAACGTCGACGTGTACACGTCACTGGCCTACGGTGTCGATGCGCTCGGTATCTGCGAGCTGTTCGGCCTTGGCGGCGGCGACATGAGTATGTGGATGTACGTGCTCGACAAGGCCGACAAGTCCGACCCTGCCAATCAGCGTCGCAAGATCGCTATTCGCTGGTACGACGCGCCGATCGTGCTCAACAACAACTGGTGCGTGCCGATCAAGCACGGCGTCACCGCCAACCTGACCTGAGGACTACAACCATGAGCATTCGATATTCTTCGCTGTACGCCCGCCAGCCGACCCGCGCGATCGTGGGCGGCCTGGAGGTGGTTTCGTCCACCTTCGTCTTCAACGGACAGACTCCGGACGCGGCAGGCTTCCCCGTCCTGCTTTCCGGCACGTATACGCCTACAACGCACGGTACTGCGACGTTCAATGCTGGCGCGACGCTGACCGACTCGGTGGTGTTGGCAGACATCCCGTTCGGCAGCCGAGTCACCCGCGTCGAGTTTCAGCAGTCGGGTGATATGTACTCAGCCGCTGGCACAACCAATGCCGGCTTCGGGCTTGTAACGCCGATGGGTATTGTGGCAACCGCCGCTGGCCTGAATCCGGCCATCGAAACGGTGTTC